TAACTGCCACCGGAGAACTTGCTTTGTATAGTGGCATATTTGTAATATTTGCCAATGTTAAAAGTACCTCCATAGACTTCAACTTCTGGTCAATGTAGTACACCAACACTGAATCGACAACATTGTAATATATGTACTTGACAAAATTATCGCGGTATAAGTCCTGAAGTGAACCAGTGAACTTGATTTTGTTAACATTCAAAACTTGGCTTGAAACATAATCCAAAGAATTGGATTCTTTAACTTTTACAGTTCGGTCATATTTGTCATACAATTGCATATAGTCAAGAATTCCAATATGAAGAGGTCGACCATCAGTATGATCGATTGAATTTGTCATACCAATTTCTTTGATGTCGATTTGAAGTCTCTTACATCGATTAACAATATATTGCCAGTCATAGTTAATAAAATTCCACCCTGTCATCATTGGAAACTTTGGTAAGAATTTCATTAAGAATGTGTACACCATATCATACTCTGATTTGAACTTATGGTACTTGAATTCCCAGTCCATATCAAAGTCTTTGAAATACTCATTAGTATCATCTTGGATTTTTTGGATTTTATCTGGAGCCATATCTTCCAAACCTAAGACGATTGCTTTACGGTCTGGAGTGATTATTGAGAATGAAAGAATTCTACTTTTGGCCTCTTCGGCTTTTGGAAAGCCATCAACAATTTCAGTTTCAATATCGACAAAATAGGTTTTTGGCATATTATATGCTGTCAAATCCTTTTTGTCTTTCTCTGAAAGATTATCTAAAAAATAAAGAATGGAAAACTTATTGAATTGTTTTCCATATCCTAGTTTAACAGGACGGCCATCCCAGTTTTTATAATCTGGGCTAGCCGCTTTGTCTTTGTCATCGCAAACATACCAATTTTGGAATTTATCCACTGGATATTGTTTGAATGCTACTTCACCTTTGTCATTGTAGTATGAAATGATAACATCTTTTTCACGCTGTTCGATGTCTAAAATCATTAATATCCTCTTTTTTGACGGTTAACATTTTCTTCTGCTTTCGCGAAGTAATAATTGTAAGCTGTTTTTGCATCTAATCCGATTGAAGACGCATAGTTTATAAAGAAGTGTAGTATGTCTACCCATTCCATATAAAGTTCTTTCTTGTCTTCTTCAGATAGGTCGCTGATTTTCATAGTTTCATACTTTGAAAAGTCTTTTTTCCAGTATTTCCAAACTGCATTTCCACTACCATCTTTAATACCTCCAAGGGCATCAGTCATTTCGTGAATTTCATCAACTACGGCATGAGTATTAACATGCCAAAAGTTCATAATTTCTCTAATTGACATGTTTTCAAAATTAAAACCATAAGTTTGCTCTTGCATTTTCTTTTGGTTTTCCATGATATCCGCCAAGTGAGTTGTCGAATTTGAATAGAAGTCTTTAACTTCCAGATCTTTACATTGATTATCTATATTTGCCATAAGTTTTTTATATAATAGTTTTATAAGTAATTTTGAACTTGTTTAAAATAAACATGAACTTTTAAATGTTGGTTCATCTACTTCACATGATTCACCAATTTGTTCTTTTGAGATTGGAGCATTTGCACGGTTTAAGGCCATTTTTTTACTGTCTCTTAATCGTAAAAATACACCAAACTGACAACAACTAATTTCTGTACCGAATGTTGTAAACCTTCCGGTCTCTGTAATGGTTTCTAAATAATCGAGGTTCTCTCCAGTAAAATCAAAGAATTCATGTTGAGTGTCCCTGATTTGTCTGATAACCTTGGCTCCTACATCGGACGAAATTGAAAAACCTAAGTCTTCATAGAACCAGTTGATTGTAGTCATCGCTCCAACTCCGGGTGCAACAAAGTCATCATCTTCGTCAAGATTTCCAAAAGGAGCATTAGGTCGCAATAGAGCCGGAGTACCGATTTCGGGCATTCGGGCAAGGTTGGTGCTAAAATGGTACCCATAATAGTTTCCAATTCCTCGATGCGAAGTTAAAAATTCAAACGACTCTTCCATTGTCGGTTTCTTTGTATAGAATTCAACAAAACGTGGACCTAGTAGGGTAAACCAAAAAAACATATCACTTGTTCGACTCTGTCTGGTTGGATCCGGTTCGGCACCAATTAATATGTCATAAGGAGTTTTACGTTCTCTAGCATAATTTCTTGATTCAGTCTGAAGACTTGTTCGTAATTCAGTTGTACCATAAATCTTTTCTCCACGTCTTTTTGCATTCTCCATATTAACCATGCATTGCAGAACGTACTTCTCGTCATTAACCAGTCGGTCATACTTAACAAAAGGATATCCAGTATCTTGAGTTAATAGGTTAATTGTATTTGACGGTCCATAGAATTTTACAATTGCGGCATTAATTAATCGGTCCTCAAATGTACAGTCTGGATTGTAGAACACATTTTCATTTAACCAAATAATCTCGTCGTGAAAAGAACGGTTTGGGTGGAAGTAAGGAACTGAACGTCCTTCTACAATAAATCCATGTCCAAAAATATCTTCTTTTCCGGTACCTTCTCGGTGTCTAAATGTATCAAATGTACAGGTTTTTGCAAAACGAACCTCGTACTCTCTTCGATTCATTTCATGAACAAAATCTCGAATGAGTTGTCTTTTTTCTGTTGGTATTAAATCCAACAGTGCTTGAGAATCCATCTCAAGCAAGTGTTTATTTGAAGTCATTTTAATTTTTATTTTTTAAAGAAGCAGTCATGTGCTATCAAATTGTCAGTAAATATAACTAATGGAACTATTTTAGAATGTGGGTAAATTTCTAATAGTCTTTCCATCACCTCATACATTTCAACCCTGTGTTTTCCGGCGTGTAATTCAATAAATAAATATTTAGGTTGATATTCTATCAAAGTATCGATTAAAGTATACTCAGCAGATTCAATATCCATTTTGATAATATCTGGTTTGTATTTTTTTAATAACTTTTTTAGGTGTATATTTTCAACATAGTCATATTCACTAAACTTCATTTTGCTCTCAATCGACGTTGAACAATGCGCATTTTGACTTGAAGATTTGAATATTTTTAGGGTCTTATCGGGTAGTCCAGAAACGGCAGCATAAACCAAATCTACATAATCATCATTTTTATATGTTGATTGTAATTTCTCAAAGTTTCGGGCATCACATTCAACCGTACAAACTTTACTTGCGCCGGCGTCTAGCGCAATTTGAGTAAAGGCTCCAATATTGGCTCCAAGGTCAAGACAAACCATTCCCTTGTAGTCAACCTCAGGGATTAAATAATTAGTAATGCTTTCGCCAATCATACTATCGTCAACACCTTCAGATGCTCCTAGTATCTTAACATATTTCTTTTTAAGTCTTGTCTTTTCCAATTTCGAAATTGGAAGCTCAGGAAGTTTAACTCTGCTCATTTTATTTTTGTACTAATTTTGATACAATGTTAACTAATTCCACATCTGGACAGTTTTCCTGAATAATTTGGTATTGTATTGGGTCATCTTCAAAAAAACGTGAAACAATAACACCTTCATTTTTTAAACGGTTGATTGTATGCGCTTTGTGATGCCCAGAATGTCTTCTTGCCGCAACAGTATGATTTCCTCGTTCAGCAAGAGTCATTGGATTAAAATAGACTTTGCATTTAATTCCTCTCTCCTTAAGGATTGCACGAACTTCGTCTTGTTCGTCAATACATCTTCCGGTAATAACAAAATCAGTAGTGGCTCTTGGAGTTATTCCAATTGAAATTACTCCGTCAAAATCATATCCGTAGATATCGATTGGTTTTTTGGTTTTAAAAATGTTTAACATGCTTAAAGTTTTGATAAAAAAAGGGAGAGCTATTCTCTCCCTTTTGGGTTAATTGAATTGTTAGGCTTTTTTAGCAGCTAACTGTTTTCTTGTAGAATCTGTTAAGCGTCTTGCAGCCAATTCAGTACACTCATGAACAGCATCAGCAAACATCATTTGGTCTGGTGGAGTTTTTTGTGTGAACGCTGAAGGACCTCTTAATGCTCCTACAACTCCTAATTCTCTTGCAACTCTTACATAACGAATTGCATCAATTACTACTCCAGCGGAGTTTGGAGAGTCTTGTACACTTAATTGAGCATCAAAAAGAACTGGTGCTCCACCGAATCCTGTAAGTTCTAAGCGGAAGTTAGCAACTTTATTATCGCCGTAGAATGCGATATACTCAGAAGGACCGGCATGTAGGAATGAATCTTCAGTTGAAATTCCACGAATTTCGTTTTGTGCACGGATAACGTTTTCTTTAGAAATCTTTTTAGAAGCAAGACGAGATTTATCTTCCATATTTAAGAAGTCCGTGTTACCTCCAACATTTCTTTGGATGTGGGCTTTTACATGATGTCCTCTTTCAAAGGCAAGTTCTTGTAACATTTGAGAAAGAATACTTGCTCCAAATTGAGAACGCATATCATCTCCGATAATTGGAATACCAGCGTCGATGAATCTTTGCTCCCATGCAGGGTCAGATGCAATAAATACTGGAATACAGTTTACTAGAGAAATTCCTGTTTCAAGGCAAATTTCAGCCCAGAATTCAGTTGTTTTTTGAGAACCTACTGGTAAGTAGTTAATAAGTACTTCAACACCATGCTCTTTTAATTTAGCAATGATTTGGTCTTTCCATTCACGTGATTTTTTAGGAGTCCAATCAGTACGATTCATGTCTGTAGAGTTTCTTAATTTTTCATCAACTAAGAAACGGTTTTGTTCTGGATAGTTATCCATAAGGGCTGCATAACCATCAATTACTGGAGCCTCGTAAACTGGCGCTTCAGAGTGAATAACATCAACAATGTCCCATGCAGAGTTTGGTCTTTGTTTAAGTGCGTATCCTAATGTTTGATTAACTTTACGTTCGTCAATTTCGAATCCGCAAACAAATTCAATATTTTCTGCTTTGTAACCTCCGATGTCGGATTTCATCATCCCGGTAACATCGTTTGGATTTTCAGTGTAATATTGAACGCCTTCAACTAATGATTTAGCGCAATTTCCAGTTCCAATAATTCCTACTTTAATTTTGTTCATTTTTCTTAAAATTTAATTTATAATTTTTATATTTAGTTTATTTAAAAAGTTTCAAATTAAAACCATTGATGTACTACGACACCTAGATTTGTAATATCCTCTATTAGTTTTTGTCGAGTTTCATAAGATTCAGATATCATAAATCTTTCGTGGAATTCAACATATATCTCTTTTAATCTGGTAATTGTACCATCTTTTATCATTTTTCTTAACACTGAAAATTCAGAACCTTCAATATCCATTTTACAAATTATGTTTGAATTTTCCGGCAATTGTGAAACAAACTTACTAAAATCAATACTTGGAACTTTAACTGGTTTATCGTATCCTGGATGGTAAAATCCAATTCCATTAATTGAAGAACCCCACCCGTCTATATCAGAATTACCGTCGGTAGGTGAACCGCTTTGACTTTGCTTATGATTTTCTTGATTAAAATAAACAAATCCATCTTCAGTCCATACTGCTTCATTATGGCATATAATATTTAAAGGCATGAATTTTGTACGTTCTTCTATTTTACATTCAGGATTTGCCTCAAATGTATGAACTTCAAATGTATTATTAATAACTCCTTTATTGTAAAAGTCCCAAAGACCCTCACAAAGATGCGTTCCGCAATCTAAAAAAATGTTTTTCATAATTATCTTTTAAAAGAGAGTATTGATAGTCTTTTTTAGGGCAACATTTTTTTCGGACGTCTCGAAATCATATTGATAAAACTCTCTAGATAGGTGAACAGAACCTGGCTTTTCCATATAGGTATCGGCAAAATATTGTGGGTCTGCTGAGTACCAGTGAATCGGCCATTCGATTACGTTCATATTATATATTGCCGAGAGTTTGTCAACCTCTTCGTTAAATATTTCCATCAATTGAGTCCTTTCTCGTTGAGTTCCAATAAATGGAGTTCCTTTGTAGTACCCAGTTTTAGGAATTCTGCGACCTTCAAATTCGATAGGCAGTAATTTTACAACCGTATTCTTTTGAATTCCTAATGATTGTAAGTGTTCGAAGTAATTTTTTACAAGTGCTTTAACTGCATCGATTGGTTTTTCTTGTCTGCATAGGTGATGACGAACATCAATGTTTCCAAAGTATGTAATTAGATGGTTAGTTCCTTCAGGAATATAAGATGCCATTCCTTCTTTCATAACTCCAAATAGGGTTTTACCATCATTTCGGCTGATATTTGCACCTGGTTGGTACACTGAAACTGAATGGGAATCTCCTAAGACAAAAGTTCCGGAAGCCAATTTCAATTCAATTGTTTCGGTTTCTTTACTCCTCTTTGTAAGTGCTTCAACATTAAGAGATGCCCATAGAGGTGAACATGATTTCATTCGACTTTGTGCGAATGCTCCAACATCTGGCATTTCTCGATTCAAACAATATATTGTTCCACCAAAATCTAAAAATCTTTTAATTCTCTCTGCTGGTTCGTCAGTGGCTCCACCAAATAGGTTATAAGAACCTTGGAATTCCATTGGAAGTGCTACTAACCAAACATCATATTGGTGAATATCTTCTGATTTCGTAAGTACTTCGACATTCAAGCCGAGAGACCTTAATTGATTAGCTAATAAGAAAGCCCATGCACTTTTGTGACTGGCCTTCTTTGAGCTATAAGTAGTTACAACATCATCAATTGCAATCTTCTTACCTTTTAATGAATCTAAAACTTTGTAAATGTTAACCATTGTTTTGCTTTTCGTTAATGTAGTTGTCTAATCCTTGGATATATGCAACTGCATCCAATAAGTTATCTCGCTTGTGATTGTACGATTCTCTAGAGAATTTAAGTGCAACTAGTGCCATAAACATTTCGCGACCAGTAACATTAAGTCCGGTCATACCATTAAAAATCATTGCAGCTCTGTCCATACCTTCTGAGAAAGGACCATATTGTCTGTCTGCTTCTTCTGAGCGGTTATTAACTATTCCGCTTGCTTCGTCTAAAATATTCATAAGTTTCGTTTAAGTATTATATGTTATATATTGGTTTTGTTTTTTATGTACTTTAATTTGATATGTAAATATAATACTAAAAAACGACATAAAAAAATCCTGACTAAAAAAGTTATTAACAATTTTGTCAGGATTAAATTATTACGGGATCGTTTTTCGTGATTTTCTTCCCGGCGGAATAACCCTGTTTAACGTCTTCGGCTTTGATTTTCGCGAGCGTCTACTAAACTTCGACCCATCCTACTTATCACCTATTGGGGTGGTATGACGTTTGTTATTTTTTTATCCTGGTTTAACCTCCATTTGCCTGTTATACTTGATACTATCTCTGTAATACGTCTGGCTATCATAGCTGTGTGAGTACTTTTTGCTGTACCGATCCACCTGGTTCCAATGTTTGCGTAGTTTATAAATTGCTTTTATGGATTGCTGTAAGGAACCAATTATTTTTATTTAATTATTATAAATGAACCTCCTCTAGAAGAGGCTGATTCAGTTTTGCCATCTGATAGAGTTACTTTAGGAGCTATTTCACCACCTAGGGCTTTTGCAACTTCTTCAGCAACTGGAGTTAATTCAAAGAATACAATACTACCAGCAGAATCTGCTAATATTTTATATCCATCTCCTTCTACTGCATTTGGCTTTTTGATAATCTTATTGATTGTGCCATCTATTTTTTTAGCAGTCATATTAATAATGAATGTACCACTACGACTTTTATAAGCTTTTGGGCTTGGAGCGTTTTCTATAGGCTCCCATACATTATGGTCCGATTCATTTACGAACTGTTCGAATAATTTAATGTGTTTCATCTTTAAGATATATTTCTTTTATATATCTAAACAACTGGAGCGTATCTCTCACTCAAAATTGTTTTATCCATGATTTGTTGTGGAGATTCAATATCTCCTCCAAGTAAACTAGTCATAATTGCTGGAGAGAATCCTGAAACCAATGCAGTTCCTTGAGTATCAAATGCAACCGGTACTCCTCCATTTCGGGATTGAATATTCCAGTAAACAATTTGAGGTACTTTGTAACCTGCGTCGGCATACATTTGCTCAATCATTTGCTGAGCAGTTGGATTCCAACTAGTTGCTTTAAATCTAGTACTATAACCACCAGAAGAAACTGCTGCATTAAATTCCATATCCGATAGGATTAAGATTTTATTTGGCATTTTATCTTGCGATAGTTTATGCTTAGTGGCCTGATCTAAAATCAATTTGAAGGTCGCCTCAAGATCCGTTGACATTCCCCAATCAGAGTTTGACATCTGTGTGTAGCGATCTTTCAATGAGCCACTTAATACTTGTAACTGTGGTTTACTTGAGAAAGTAATGAATGCATCTTTGAAAGGACCCACATTTCTTTCAGAAATATAAAGACCTAATGAGATTGCAACATCCATACATGTTACAGATTTACTACCACCTGCTGGGCAAGACATAGAACCTGAGACATCAACCACTGGTAAAATCATATCGTTTGCGCCTTCCATATAGTTTGGAAGAGCTTTCCATTGTTCGTTTGCTACGCTTGAGTTTCCATAGTTTAGAGACTTAGTCACATCGTATGGGTAAACTGCACCTGCATTAATTTTAGCCTCACCTTTTACAAGGGAAGCAATATATGCTGAATAACTTTCGTATGCGTTTCTACCAAAGGCTTTTTGGTATCTTGCTGAAGCAACTGATGGTAATTTACCAAACTCAATAGAGTTCCAGTCTTTAGCACACATCTTAGTTTCAACTACATTTGTTAAACCTACAAGAGATTTTCTGTATTGTTTTGGCGACATTCCAGTAAATTTACGTAACTTTTCAGCTACTGCACCTTTACGTGGCATCCATTTTGCACATAAACCATTTTCGTTGATTAGGGCGTCAGAGATTAGGGTCATTGCTTCTTTCTCTAAGTAAGTTCCTACAAGGACTAATAAGTCATCCCAACGGCCATACTCAGAAATTAAGTGTAAATTTGGTCTAAGTACCAAATCATGGTTTTCTGCCAAATAAACTAAAATGTCCTTGAAAACTTGACGTTCTCCAGCTCCACCTCGAACATCTCTAGCCCAAAAAAGGAGTTTCATAGCACGCTTCGGATCTTCATTGAATGCTTTAGAGAAAGTAGCAATCAAACGTTGTTTGTCTTGTCCTCTCATAGCTCCAATGTTAAAGAAAAGGTCAACGCAAGCATTCAACGATGTCGAATTAGTTGCCATTCCGTTTTCAGTTACCATATCTTCTTGTCTTAATGCGTCTAAGAATTCCATTTTAATTTATTTTTAAGTTCTTAATTTATACTTATTGTTTTAATTTTGTTTCAAAAATATTTTGTTTTTTTAAAAAGATTTTCAACCAATATAGGTTCACAATCCATTCCAATTCCTCTGTTTCAATATTATCCTCGAGAGCAGTAATCATTATGAACGTGTCAATCATTCGTTTGGCTGATTCTATTTGCCTCAGGTTAGTACATGATTCAATTGTACTACTTATCTTTTCAGTAGCCAGTTCTGACCATCTTTTAAAATTGTCTGGTTTAAAAAAATATTGCATCATTGTTAAATTAAAAAAACCTCAGTAGTTATACTGAGGTTTTAAATATTGTTTCAATTCTTTATTATTTCTTAACAAACTCTTCAAAAGATTTAAACCTTTTTAAGAATTCTTTACGTCTCTTCTTTTCCTCTTCCTCTTCCTCTCTTGCATCTCCAGAACCTTTTGGAACGTCTCCAGAACCTACTGATGTTGGTGAAGGTAGAGCAGTTGCTCCCATTCCTCCAATGCTATCAGGAGAAACCATCTCGTCTAGTTCATGATAACCGTCATTAGCCTGTTTAATATAATTATAAGACTGTGAAATATGGTCCTGTAGCCAACCTGGTAAGTCCTTTTCCTCTCTTCCAATTTTTTGAAGTAATTCACCAACTGCTTTTGAAATTGCATTAAGTTGACTCATTGCCATTCCAACCTCATGGTCTTCAGCCTCTTTAACATGGTCAGGTAGTCCTTCATGTTTTGTGCTTGCAAAATCTTTTAACTGTTTAAGTGTCATAGAATCTGCTAGGTCTTTAACCTCTTGGCTTGCGTCTTTTGGGTCCATGTCTCCTTTTTTAAGAGCGTAGGCCATACCCATTAATTGTTGTTGAGCTTTACTTGTACTTGGCATGATTATTTAATTGCGGCTTTAATTAATTTTTCAATTACTGGTCCAAAATCTCCTTTAGGAGTTACTTTAATAGATTTTTTGTCAGATACTATATTCTTATTAATCCAATTAAAGTGGTCAGAGTCCATTAAGAATTTAGAAATCTCAGCAGAAACTTTTTTTGAATTAGATTCAAACTCTTCTACGTTAAGAGGAAAGTTTTTGCCAAATGTGGCAGAAGGTTCTCTTTTAAGTGAGTTTGTAATTCCTATTTTTACATAACCAGTTCCATCATCCCATACGCTAACTGCTAACATTACAACATTGCGTTCATTTGGATTAACATCATTATCGGAATCAACCAATAAATTAGAATTCCATTTCCATGTAGAATTTCCAGTTTCTTTCTCATCTTTATAGATACCCCATGTTGAATCTTCTGAAAATAAATCAGGAGTTAGAGTAACTTTTACGGCTGCTGCTTCGTTAACAAATTCCTCGTATAGTTTAATATGTTTCATTATTTCATCTTAGGGTATTTTGATTTGATTTCTTTATAAAATTTCTTATAATTGGTCGCTGTCATGTGGTCTTCCGCTGCTCCAAGTAAATCTTCTAAAGAGGTCCATTGTGTATTTGCTAACTGGTCTTGAGTTGTTGAAACTTGGGCCATCCTATCTAAAATTTTAAAAACAATATCGTCAGTCAACTTTGTTTCAGTACTTGGTTTTTCTTTACCAGCTGCTAGTTTAAGTGTCCACCAATTAATTTTCTTTGGAATTTTATAAGTAACGATTCCTTTTTGCTGGTCGTTAGGGCTAATATGTCCAGGTTTACCAATATTACTAGTGATATTATCAAGGTCTAGATTATCATCAAATCCTTTAAGAACCTTTTGAATATCTTTAGTTAAATCAACTCCTCCATTTCCAGGTGCAGATTTAATATAGACATCTGTAGTAGTGTCCATATCATCATATTCTGAAATTCCTTTAATTTTAGAAAGGAGAGATTTCATTGCTTTCATGTACTTATAGTCACCCGGTGCATGTCCATTATTAAATTCTGGAAACTCATCTGATTTTGCTTCAGTAACAAATTGTTCAAATAGTTTAATATGTTTCATTTTAATATACTATTGTTTCGTGATTTCTTTTAACTTTTGAAAAATCAGACTCTTTTCCGTTATAAAAATGCATGCTTACTTCTTTTTGCCAAATAGATTTCTTTTTAACATCATAAGGAAAAGCAACATAACATGCTGTTTTTCCGTCCTTTGTTGTAATATTTACAAGTATCTCAAAATTATTTGCTGTAATGTTTGAAATCTTAAATTTATTATTGTTTGGATTTTCTCCAAATTCACCTGAAGCATCTACCAGGGAATCGTTTGTAGTAGGTGTTTTAATACCACCTGCTGCAACTACGCCAGGAACATATCCTCTCTCTTTTGCAATATTTGTAAGTCTGACAATTTCATTAAAAATTGTATCTACTTCAGAGTCATTTAATGTAATTTTATTAGTAGCCTCATTTACAAACTCTTCATATAGTTTAATGTGTTTCATCTTACCAAGCGTAATTTTTAGAGTCTACTTTCTTAACGTAGTCTGTAATTGTTTTAGCGCTTTCTTTTAATCTACTTTCGTAGAATTTTCCGCTATATCCAGATTTGGCTTCTTCCTCGCTAGAAACAATATATCCAACGTATCTATTGTACTCATCTAGAATGTTTCTCATTAAGTTAGAAGCATCGCTCATTTTAATTTCTCTACCTTTAGGGTCTAGACCAATAATAAGTTCTCCATATCTTCCTTTTTGTCCCGTAGATAGAGCATCTTTAATTTGTGTAGCAAGAGTATCAATAGCTCCTAATACCACACTATCAATTGGCATTGCAGCTGCTTTTTGCGCTAAGATTTCATTATAACGTGCTTTGTTTGCCGCTTTAAAGTCTTTGTCATTCATAAAAGCGGTAGCTCCACGTTTATCTTCAGATCTTTTATATACTAATGATGACGTAGAATATCTTGCTTTAAGAACGTCTAAGTCAATAACATAAGCAATATCAGCTAATTCAGCTACTTTTGTAACAGAAGTAATTCCAGAACCATCGTATCTTTTAGAGTCTCTTTTATCAAATCCTGCGGCAGCCTCTCTTGAACTAGCAACTTTTAAAGTTTCTGTACTAGTTTTTCCATATCTATTATATGCAGTTGAGTACCATTCATTTTGACCGTTAGTTATTGCTAAAAGGGTGTTTGATTGAATAATTCCATTATTCCAAGTAGATGGGTTACTAGTATTAGCGTATGGATTTACTTTTTGGTTAGTTACTACGTAAAAGTAAATAGCATTTGCTCTTTTTTCTTTACGAGCTGTTTGAGGGTCCATTTCAATAATGTCATAATCTTCGATTTTGTCAATCGCTAATTTTGAGAAATTATAGAAAGCTCCTGCAAGGTCTTTAGTACTAGCACTTCCTACTGAGAAAAGGTTAGCCAATTTAGCACTTTTAAATGCCTCATTTAAGTTACCTTCATTTAGTTTGTTTTCAACAAATTCTTGGAAAGATTCGTAGATAAATTTTGTTTTCATATCGTTGTTATTTTTATTTTCGTCTAAGTCGATAACCCAAGCAAATTCAACGTACTTAATTGCATCTTCCGGATCTACATCCCATTTAAGTGCTGCATCTAATACTATTTTTCTTGTGATTTTACTATTTGGATATTTTGAAATTTCTTTGTCAAATCCTCCAGGAACCCAAATCTTTGGTGCCTTTGTAGTTGCTTCTGAAACCATTACATTTTTAAGGATTCTAGAACCTGTTTTTGATAAACTAATTCCATCTTCAGATACATTAAAACACTGAGCATTTCTTCTCAACCATCTTTTAGAATCTGTTGTCATTTCTTTAAGGATTGTATCAAATTCCTCTTGAGAAATTTTACCATCTTTAATAGCCTCTAACATTCTATTACGAATTTTAGCAGCTTTACCTACAGTAACTGCAGGGTTTTTATCAGTGTATTGTCTTTTGATTACAATGTTTCTTTCGTTAACCGTTGATTCAAACAAACCAAACTCTCTAATATCGTTTTGTCCATTGTCAAATGATTTTTGAATAGCCGCTAATGCATCTTTTCTATCGCTTGATTTTTCAAAACCAATTTCATCGTCAGCAAATGCTCTTGAATATTTTTTCCAAGAGTCTTTTGATAAATTAGCAACTTTTCTTAGGTTAATTACGGTAGATTCTATACGATATCTTCCAATTGTTCCAGCTGGATAATTGTTAGTTGATAGACCTAAATTTAATTTAGCCTCATTTGTAACAGATTCAAAAACTGATTTTATAGTTTTAACCATTTTATCAATAGAATCTCCAACTTTACCGTATACTGGACCTCCAGGGTATGCATTATTTACTATTGTTTTATCGTCATGTATTGTATATGAACCTCCGTCCCATTTTACTCCATCTCGATCTAAGTCGAATGCATCTGGTTCAAGACTTCCTTTAGTAATTTCAAATTTAACACCATCTACTTTTGCTAGAGCTGCTGCTAAATCTTTAGCTACTTTTTCAGTCTCTTCAATAGATAATCCAAGTGGCTTCCATCTTTCATTAACTAATTCATTTTCTTTTAGGAATTGATTAAAATTCATAATATTTTTTCTATTTTATTTAGTTTTATATATCTTTGTTAATAAATTGTTCGAATGTCATAATTTCATTGGTAACTGATTCAGTTACAACTCCCATTGAATCTTCTATTTTTGTTTTTAGTTCACTGTACATTTTATGAACTGCCTTTGGAGTTAAATTTTGGAATTGTTTTTCATCTCCATCCAATAAGGCATTTCTAACTGCAGTTGCTGAAATATCATCGTCAGTTCTTGGAATTTCAAAAAGTCCAAAATCAGCTCTACAGTTCAATTGGTCTCTATAAGCATCATTATTAACTTGATATCCGTAACTTGTCATTCTATCACTTCCTGTTCCCCAAAGTACTGGCTCATATTTAGGTCTCATTTCATTAAACATAATGTCGATACCTCCAGTTGGAATTACAAATATTTCTTTTAAGAATGGGTATTGTTTTTTAACATGATTGAACATATCAATTTGAGTCTTCTCGTCATATGGTCTGCTAAATTCATCACCTTTCTTTTTGGTTTTTGCTTTAACTAAGAATACAACAACTGGATAACCATTTTCTTTGTGAATAGTCTCTAAAACTTTAGCATGTCCTAATGTAAACGGCTGGAATCTTCCAACAAACATATTTACTGGTTGTTTTCCTTGTTCAACATGAGTAAGTTTAAGTGCCTCATTTAGGTTAACTGAAGACTTGATTTTATCGCGCAACATAAAATTTTGATAGTCATAAACTGCATTTTCGTCAGTGTTTTCAACAAATATTTTTTCGTTGATTTTTTCGATTATTTCATTCATACGGTTCATAGTGTCTTCGTCTATTAAGTCTGATGTCTTGGTTCTCTTCTTTCTAAAAGAACCTAAAATCATTTTATAAAGTTCCGCTAAAATATCATTGGAAACATATGTTAATGTTTTTTCATCGGTGATATATTTTAGATTTAATTTAAAAGAATCTGCTGATGAAAATTCAGCGCTTTCAAAATTAACTCCAATATATTTTGAAGAGTGTTTGTCTACATATTCATTAAATATAATCGACATTATTTCAAGGTATCTGTAGTCAGCTCTCTCGTCTTCAAGTTGTATCTCATCGATATTAAATTGAGTTATAAATTCTAAAAAGTCGGTCACTGCAATTTGGTACATGTGACTTGAAGATGTATCAATTCCAGTTTTTCTAATAAAATCCTCTAATTTAAAAGATTTTATTGAGTTTCCATCGATAAAATTAACTACCAATCCATCAAATTCCTCTTCAATATCTGCGTTTAGCGTAGTTTCAAATGCATTTGGATTAAAAAGTTTAACTATTTTACTGGTAAAACTAGTTTTGTCTTTAGTTTCTGGTAAATAGTCAAATGATTCACTAAATTGTCTATCACCCATTGCCAATAATTCTAGAAGTTCATCCCGCTGTAATTGAGATAAATAGCCATCAAATAATACGCTTGGTTGTTGAACATCAAGAATTTTTGCCCATTTATTTAAGATAACTGGGTCATTAATGGTTTTCTTAACTTTATTACCCTCTCCCATTTGTTGGATGTGGGTTAATATTAAATTGTTTTTAGGGGTTTTTCCGTATTTAATTTTAGAAACCTTAACTTCTGGAAGGTATTCAAAACCAAATCTCCAATCAATTGGCATTTGACCTTTAACTGAATTTGGCAAACTTTGCATGTAGTTAATTGCAATCTCATATAAGGAGATAATAGTTCGGTCAACTAGATTCAATTTGTCTGAATTTGAAGATTTAAAATATTCAAACCCATCAAGATTTCTTTTAACAAGAAATGTAGGTGCTGCAACTTTCTCAGTTACTAACACTCTATTTTTTAACATATCAATAAAGGTTTCTCTATTGGTTTCGTTAAAATACTCTCTTAATTTTTGTAATGCCATCTCTTTGTTTTTATTAATTAGTAAAGTCTTTTCGGGATGCTACGTTGTTTTTATTCTTTTCATAAAATGCTCCTAATATTCCAATTTGTGAAACACTAAAAGTGTGCTCTCCACCATTAACTTTATCTTTGATAAAAATCATTGGTTGAATTTCAAATTGTTTATTAGGTGTAAATTTTGCGTTCAATACAGTTTTAGAAGAACTT